ATCAGTTTTACTTCCCCACGGATTGTTCTCGCAACGATAACCTGAGTTAACATATATAGCTTTCGCATCCATAATAGCAAACATCTTTTCAAGCCTGTCTATAAGAAGTTTGGACATAGCGTGTGAACGTCCGCAACACTCGCAGTTAAATTCACTCTGCGAAAAGTGAATTGATAAATCTCCCATACTTATTCTCCTTTCTCATTATTTTTCTCATTATTCTTTTTGTTGTTCTGATAACCAAAAAAGAAAGTTAATCCAGTCATACATACAGTGATATAATCCTTTACATCTACCTTACCCATAAGAAAGGCAATAGATAGACATACAGAAAACATAAGGGTTATCAGACTTTTTACTTCAATTAATTTTGCAAGTCTATCTTTAATTTTCATAATACCACCTCGGTAAAATATAAAAGAGGGTAGAATAAACTACCCTCTTGTTGTTTAATATTGTTGTGGTTGGTTTTATCTTCCCGTGTAGTCACGGAGTTTGTAGTATGCGACTTTTCCAATCATAAGTGTTCCACTATAACTTGTACTCCAACTTATAACATCACCTTTTTTTATATTTAATGAAATTGATTCTCTACTGGAAGAACCTCCAACAAATGCTTGAACCACTTGGAAACCATTTATATATATCTTTTGGTCGGTATCTGCATCTGCTCCAATATTTGTTACTAAAATTCCATCGTATAGTGCTGTATATTGATTGTTTGAAAATGTAATGTCCTCATAGTCACTCAACACATTTTGTTTTCTGATATACTCCGCTACATCAAATGGCACAGATACCTGTTTGGCTTTGATGATGTAGTTGACACCCAACTGTTTGCCGTGAGTGGTTGTGCCTGTACGTGCATCTGAAACACTTGTAGATTGTATTGCATTAGTATTATAACTTGCGGAAGTTTGAGAACCACCGAATATAATTTTAGAGTTAATTGGGACACCACTGGGCGGATTACCACCCTCTTGTTGAAAAGTGTGTCCGTGTTCCTGTAACTGGTCATCTTTGAACTGACCTAATGTATAGCTATCGTGTGCAGCAATCGTCTGTGTATCATTCTCACCAATACCTACAGGAACAGTTTCACGAAAGTCAGGAACATTAAATGTCGTAGAACCATCGCCTGTACCAAACGCTGTTCCGATAGCAGCAAACAATTCTGCATACTCAGTTCTACTTACCGCTTGTCCTTGACACAAAAGCCAACCTGACGGGGCAGTAGTACCACCATATGCTTGAATTGAACCAATCGGAGCATCGGCATAAAGCGTTCCTCCAGCGATTCTTTCAAGTTCTCCTGTTGTGGGGTTATATTTGTTTACACTCATATATTATCCCTCCTTTCATCAATCTGATAACTTGGTGTATTCTACTATCATAATTACTTTGTCAATATTGTAATTACTGAGCCTGTCCATTCTGACTATCGCAGTTCCATTTGATATATATAATCTACTATCACGGTATCTATAAAATTCTACCTCTTGGTTTGTACCAGTATTTGAATTTGTTATAGTTGTGATATTGACAAGTTGTGCAAAGTTGTCAATTGCTCCTATTGTTAATTCACCCGTACCAGAAGAACTTCCTGTTACTACAAGCACCTTTCTGTATATGGGCTTACCGTCAATCCATACCTTGTTGGTTTTGGTTTCGGAAGTAGAATAGTAGTCGAGATTTGCACCAGCATCATCATCTGTGATATTAACTTGGTCATAGGTTTTCTTTTGTTCTACTGTAAGTGCATCCCATTCAGCCTGAGTGCCTGTAAAAATATTTATGTTATAAAGTTCTTTTACTATATTATTTTTTGCATTTCCCATAAACATTAGTTCATCAGGCATAGAAGCAACAAAAAGTCTAAAATTATACTTTTCAGTAAAAACCAAATAGTTATTTGGGTTTGAACTATTATCAAAATTAATTTTTAAATTATCTGGTTCAATTCTTACCTTTTGTACATAATGTCCAATATATTGAGAATACCTCTCTGGTTGACTTGGGTACATATCTGAAATTAATTTTTCTACATCTAAAAACAATTTATTAGAATCGTTAATTATTATCGTATTAATACTAAAATACTCATTTGTTTCTACACTATAATCAATTCCAGCTCTATCGAGGACATTAGTAATTTTTAAAGTATCAGCAGTAATTTCTGCATAAGTTTTATTTATAGGTGAAGTATAGTCAAGATATATTTCATTAGATATTCTATAAAATGTATTTTTAATATCAGATGTTGGCAGAGTTTCTACGTCTATAATTCCACCAACTGCATCACCGCCACCTATGTCAACCCAATCAGCCAGAGTCACCGTACCACTTGAATCAGTTATTCTAATAAATCTTGTATGGTCTTGTGTTGAAAAAGTTATAACAGAACTATCATTAGTATTTTTTAAAAGTCTAATATTATTATCAGAATAATCATCACCAATAGCACTAACGTACCAAGTATTTATGTTGCCACGAACTAATGGTTCTCCATTTTCATCTAATACTAAATCTCCAATCTCAGGAATGGTATGAATTAAATAAAAATAAAAACTATATGCTGAAATTTCATCATCTACATATTGATATTTGTATAAATTTAAACCGTGTTTTTTATACAAATGTCCCTTTTCAAAACTTCCGCTATCTTCACCAGTGTAACATACAATACTGCCACCTTCATAGGCATTTATGTCAGGAGCAGTTTCACTATATACTACTGGATTCTCAACCATCTTTATCTCAGACCAAGAATACGCAGAAGAATCGAGAATACATTTATAGAAATGTCCATTTATATAAGTTCCACTCTCTCCCACATACTGATAAATATTTCCTAATTCGTCAGCACTTGCAAGAGGAAGTTCCTCTTTCTGAATACTCTGTCCGTCAAATGTTTTTTCACTCAGTCTTGTTCCGTCTGCAAACCATACATCTTCTGCATAAGCAACAGGGAACGTACCTAAATGTTCTGCATCGACATAGTTATTAGGTCTTGCTGTATCTGCTAATTTAACTGCCATTTATTTCTCACCTCTCTTTATTAACTTACAACAGCAGTCAGTGTTCCTAAACTTGGCTGATGAAGTCTTACTATCTTATAAGTTGTTGTATATCCACTTGCATTTGTAAATGAACGTGAAGCAACAACGGTGTCAAGGTCTGTATCAAATCCATTTACCTTTACGCTTATTGACATTCCAGTAGGAATAGCCCAATAACAATACTGTCCTGTGCCAGCGGTAAAGTTATATGAACCCTTTGCGTTTGTGGCTAACTTGTTTCCGCTAAGTCCAAGAATCCACGCATCTGTGTAGTTATCTGGTTCTGCACTTACGCCCCAATATACCTTGTTCATAAACTGGAACGAAATAGATTTTGTTGCTGTCTTTTCACCATCACCACAAGTAAGAGTAAATGTCTTATTAGCAGAAATGTCATTAGCATAAGTAGCTGTTCTTACTGTCTCGTCAGCAAGTGTACAATCTGTAAGTGTCTGACTTGTCATATCCTTATTGTAAGTCCAGTTGAATACAACACCACCTGTAATGACAGCACCATTTTCATACTGTAATGTAGAAGGTGTAGATGTGAAAGAAGAAATCTGAGGGTCAACGTAATACAGCTTTGCAAAGATAGCATCAAGTGCAAGGTCTACATTAGTATAAGTAGGGAAATCCGCATTTGTATAGTTTACGTTTTCTGCATCATTACCAAGAGCAGATAATGGAGCAAGTGTTATATCTCCGTTTTCGTCTGTAATAACTGCTTTATTCGCATTGGTTGAACCCTGTGATGTACTTACCTTACCATCTATCTCTGTTTCAATAAGTGTCTGTAATGCTTTCATAGCGGCAAGGTCAGGCACTTTGTTTGTAACGACTTCTTCACCAGTATATGTGCTTACTACATCAGTAGTCTTTGAAACATATTCTGAGAAATCTACACCGCCAGCAGAAACAATAGTTGTCCACGCACCATCAATAAGAATAGACTGCATAAGTTTGTCGCTATCTTCATAATAGAACCATATAGAATCAGCATCAAGTGTGTGGCTTACTCCACCCTTGACATAAGTAATCTTATCTGTTGTGCTGTCATAAGTAGGCATAGCATCACACTTAATTGCTTCATCTACATTAAGCAAAGCTATCTGTTCGTCAGTATAAGTATTTGCATCAGAAACTCCCTGTGCTACTTTGCTATCAACAGAACCAGTAACAGTTGAATCACCATTAAGAGTTGCTATATCTTCTTTATTCTGTTGTACCTGTGCTTTCTCTATATCATCGTAATCATTAGTTGAAAGACCTTTACCAGTTTCCTTTTCAACGTACAGTTCTAAAAGAGCATTGATTTCTGACTTAGTATAATAGTTCAGAAGGTCAGCAGAACCACCGCTTAATACTCTCCACTTGCCTGTTTCATCATCAACTGTGTTTGCCTTGTTAAAAAGATAGGGCAATCCAGTTTCAACACACGTTGCTATAAAAAGACTTGGTAAGTAATTCTCATTATATTCTCGCATATCAGCGAGAGTTTCAAACATATCTCTCTTGACATTAGGAGAAGATTTTCTAATGTCAAAGTTATCTAACATACTAACAGCCATTTATAAATCCCTCCTTACTTAAATGTTATCTGATTATCTTCCGCTGCTGTTGGTTCGATTAATGTATAACAATAATAATCTATACCATCAACTGATACTTCGCTTCTCTGGAATGAATCCCAGTAGTTGATATTGTTGATTTCATCCTTGATACTTGTTAAAGCACCAAATGACTTAGGATAAGCATAGAATACTTTACCCCAATTGGTAGTAATTCCACTATAAGTATAAGCCTTTGTATCTTTCAGCACACTTGAACCACTCTTAATAACAGTCTCGTCAGGGTCACTTACACTTGCATCACAAATACCGTAATAAGATTTGCCAACAAATTTGATTGTCACAGTAGAACTTGTTGACTGCTGTCCGTCAGTTGTCATTGCCTTAAATGTAACATCTGATTTAATAGGTGTAGTAGGTGTATACTGATACTGAAAATTACCACCATCAGCAACACCAGTTGTGACCTCATTAAGTAAAGTATCGCCTACATAGAACGATACCTTTGTGACAGGCTTGCTCTTTTTAGTTACAGCACCTTTAAGAAGAATAGTAGATATACTATCGTTCACAATATCATACAACTTTGTAGCAGGCGTTGTTGAAAGCACAACCGTAGGTGGCTGATACTTTACAAGCATATCTTTTACCACTTTCCAAACAGGAGTGTTTACAGAAATAGTCTGACCAGAATTAATACTTCCTTGACTCTCTGTAGTAACAAAAGATTCAGGGAACTTGTCTGTAACAGTTATTGCACCAGCATCAATAGTTGAACCGTCAGAGAATGTAAATATTAAATGATTGTTCGCATTTATAGAAGCGTTTGTAATAGAAATACCCTGTTCACCATCTTTGACAAGCATTTGAGTTGTCTGTACAGTACCAGAATCGCCAGTCCAACGAAAGGTTACAAGATGTCCATTATCTACATCTGTGATAGACTGAATTGTACAAGGCTTTCCTCTAACTGCACCAAGTCCCTCTGCTGTTTTACGAACATAAGCTTGACATAATGCGTATGTTACAATATCCATTCAATCACTTCCTTTCTTACTGCTCAATCCAAGTCTGAGCTTCTGCATTATAAAAAAACACAGTGCCAGTATCTATCTCTAAAAAAGCACTACCAGTTAGTATGGGATAGCCTTCATAAAAATCAATTGGTTTAATATCGCTTGATAATCCACGAAATTCAAGTACGGGAGCATTGGTATGCTCTCCTATTTTTGTCATTGTAATTGCCATAATAACTCTCCTTTCTTTAATCTGGATAAAATTTAATCCTGCACCCTTCTGGAAACGATGTAGGATAATACTCGCAATCGCTTGCAATAACTACTAATTTTAATTTAGTTTTTGAAAATGCATAACGTCCTATTTTCTTACAACTTCTGGGAATAACAACTTCCGAAAGATTAATGGCATTAGCAAAAGCTCCAACTAAAACTTTTTCTGGCATGAAGTTATTAGTTAAACCTTTATATTCGCTGATATACCATTGTGCTAAAGGTCTACCTTCTTTGTGTTGTAATTCTGGTATTAATTCCGATGTTATATTTCCGTCATGCTCTACCCTAAAGTATGATTTCGGATAAGGTTTAGTCATCTCAGAATTAGCAGTAGTATAGAAATTATTACAAGTTAATTCATTATCTTTTATGTGCCATATATAATCTGTTTCATAACTTATATCGGAATATAATAGTTCTATCTGTACGTTATCTGTTATGTAACCCATGTCAATAACCAGATAGGCTAATCCAGAATAGTCCGCAGTAATAGTTATGCTATAATCTCTTAACACGCTACTGGCTTCTGATGATACAGCAGTTCTGCTTAAAATCTGATAGTCAGTTATCTGTCCACTACCAGAGGGTTCATTTTTTGTTATAGCGATATAATCTTTATTATCACCATACTGGCAAGTAAAACCAGTAGGACTACAGAATTTCAATGAAAAACTTAGGGATAAGCCTTGTGTAACAGTTACAGGAAAGTATATTCTCTCACAACCACCCCCACCTGTAAATGTTAAGGTGTTTAAACCATCAGAATAAACGTTATCAAACTGTGTAAAACCAGCAGAGTTTTTTATCCAGTTATCAATATCTTTTATTCCAGTATCAGATTCTACGATTTCCGCATTACAACTTACAATATCTGACGGAGTTATATTAGTCCCATCGGATTTGCTCAAAACTACACGAAAGTATTTTGCAGTTGGGTAATTAGTAATGTCAATACTCTCCCCATTGTCAACCCAACCAGAATCCCACAAAGCTCGATTAGTCGTAGAATCTGCGTATAACATAACATTTGTTTTTATGTTACTATTACTTTCTGCGGTAATTTTTATTTGTTGACCAAAATTTACCGTATATCTTCCAGCAGACCTCACTCTGTTGGAAGAACTTTGATTGCCATAATCATCAATTGTTCCTTGCTCTATGTCTGTTATATCTATTAACCTTGTCGACATATTAATCACCTACTGGAAATCCGACACTTCTCAAATAAGAAGCGTCTTGCAATTGTAATGTGGTAACACCTGTCATTCCAACATAAGTTGTTCCAGTCGGAAGTTTATCTGTATTAATTATATACGGATTATGACTATGACCATTATCATAATTAAACCTTGCATTTTGATACTCGGTGACATCCATATCAATGACATTGGTAGTGGAACTACCATCCGAGGGAAACAGAGGATAGTCCGAATTGGCTACACCTTTCAACGTTCCAGTTATTTTACAATTAAGTATCTTATTACCATAAGTACTTCCAAATAACTGGCTCGGTAAACCATAAAAATCAAATAGACAAAATTGATAATACTTATTACTATCATTTAATGCATTTTCTATGAAAGATGCGGAAGTACCAAAAGTGATGCTAAACGTTGTAGATTTAAAAGCTGGGCTACCATTTACTCCGCAAAAAGTCCCACGAGTAATAAAACCACTGAATTGTACATTGTCTGTTAATAAGCGGTCACTACCACTATTAGGAGTAATAACCCCGTAGTAATCAGTGCTTTCTGAATAAAAGTTTAAAAAATTTATATTTTTTATGGTAGAATTTCCCGCAAATCTTAACCCACACGTATCATTAGGCACATAACAATTTATTATGGATGCACCATTCCCATTTAAAGTAACACCATTAAAATTTAATCTAATACCCATAGGAGCATAAGCATTTGCATCAAGTATAAATCCATTTTCATAATAATCACTTAGCTCAGATTCAACAGGAGATTGTATTCGATTACCCTGAGAATCAAAATACAATTTTCCGTTCATTATATGTTCGTCTTTAGTTTTTATTGGTACTATAGGCAACTCCACATAAGCTCCTGATGTGCCTATAGCCGTAACAAAGTCATCCCACGTATTAGGAATAAAAGGGTCATTCTGAATTCCTGTTCCCGTCATTTATTCGCACCTCCATTATTCAATTTCTTCTATTCCCTCTGGTATATACACTGATTCGATAGTGCTATAATTAAAACCAGTAGAATATATTTTATTAATTTCTGTATTTTGTATTATCTGTGGAATTTGAGGATTCGTGCTGTTTCCTATGTAATAAATAATTGAATTGTTATTAGCATCAATAATATAATCATCATCTGTCGTAGGGTCAAATATAACTGTTTCTTCGATATTAAACCCATAAACAAAACATTCAAAATCTAAAAGAGTCACCATACCCTTGACATTTAATTGAATTTTATATTTTTGATTCGCTTCAAATTTTAAAGGAAACGAAACTGAAACGATTTCCTTTTCATCCTCGTTTATATTCTTATATATCGTCTTATAGATTTCTCCATTAATTAATATTTGTAGTCCAAATTCTGTTTGCACCAGTCCTTGTACGTTCATATTAACATTCAATAGTGAAGGCGAATCAGCAAAACTTAACACCTTACAGTTTGCTAAAGGCATAAAGTCAATTGTTGGTAAATCACCAACGATATTAAAATTAATACACTGAGCTATTGTACTTCCCGAACCTTGTCTATTTAACGCAGCTCCTATAAAACAGTTCCTTTGGTTGAAACTGCCTTTGTAGAAAACTTGACATAAATCTCCCTTTTCGAGAGCACTTCCGCTTAAATTAGGCAATACATAAATACAGTCATTAGACAGCATCTTGACCGAAAAATTATTCGAGTCAACTTGGTCTAAAATAATGCAAGGTGTAGTATTAATAACGTTGCTTTCGACTATTGCTTTTTTTACCCTTTGGTCTATTACTTGTAAAAAATTATCCATACTACACCTCCTTATTCAGTATATAAAAAGTCTACCTGTGTGGCATCTACACTCATTTCACTACCGTCCAACGGCATAGACAAAGAAGATATGATGAATTTGTTGTCATTAAGATTATTTAATTTGTCAACAATTGTAACAGCTTTTCCTACGTCCATATGCGGCATTAAAACTGAATTAAAGTTTGCCTTTAGTCCGTTGAAAGTCTCTTGTATAAGCAAATATTCTGCATATTCTTTACAACGCTGCGTCATCCTTTTTACGTTTTCCTCAACATATGGGATTTCAACAGAATCCATTCTTCTAATTCCTACCAAGCTTACTCGTATAGGACTGCATGGATTGTCATTATATGCCGTATAGCTAACATTCTCAAACTCAGACGAGTTAGTGTAAACTGTTACTGTATTTTTAGCGGAGTATTCATAAGATAAACTTAAATCATTATACAGTCCTTCACTATCTATAAACTCCCATTCTATCGGTGCGTAAGAATATTTATTTGTAGAATCATCAGGTAAGCTTTTTTTAAAAACCAATCTACCTGCTGCATCATAATAAACATCTGCACCATATCCGTCTGCAAGACTTTTAATCAAGTCTCCAATAGGAGCATTGCTATCCAGAGAAATTTCAGCCTCGGTGTAAATGCTCTTATAATAATAATCAATCAAAGGAGATATTGTATCTACATTGGACTGAACTCCGTTGGGTAAATTAAAACTTAAAGCCATAGAGTCAGATATTACTTTATATATATTAGATTGAGGTTCTACAATATATTGTGTTTCGATAATGTTTGTGTTCAAGCTACCATCAATCGCTCCACCCTTATCGATACCATTTACAGTAAATACCCCGTCTTGATTTTCAACACCCGTAGCGAGATATACACCCTGTTCAAACCAATAAGTATTAGCGTCATCACTTATTCCAATATATAATTTAAATTTCTTACTCATCCAAAACGGATTATCTTCATTTATAATATACTTTCCGTCCTGATTAAAGAAAGAAACATTGCAAGTACGTCTGGTCAATTGTTCTAAGTTGATAGTAATTTGTCCTGAAACATCTTTTAATATCTCCCCTTTAATTGAATCAAATGGTTTTTCAAAAATGTTAAGAAGTTCAACTTTTACAAGATATTTTGGGTTGGATGCATAAAGCATCCTTTTGTATTCGTCATTAACGAGATTCAAATATTCCATGCAATCACCTCGCCTAATTTCTTATCCATACATTTTTGACGCTTTCACATTCAATCCAGTCAAAAGAAACCTCTAAAGGTAACGGAGATATGTTTTCTGTAGTGTTTATTTCACTGTTTAATATCTTAACAATATAAACTCCACCCTTTGCCGTTTTAAGAAGATATAATTCATATTTTTTGACGAACTCTCTCCATTTGTTCATCATATAAGCGTCATCTTTATATTCCCCAATCCCACTTCGACAATCTGGATAACCCAGCATGGCAGTTAAATTACCAGTAAGATAATCATTCTGACTGTCAACAACTTTAGGGAACTGAGAATATCCTATGTGTGTTTCACGATTAATGTTTTGAGTTTCAGTAGTGTCCTGAATATCACCAACAAACTTCCACTGTTCTCCTACACCATAAATTTTCTTTTTTGTCTTTTTTGTCTCTGGATAGTCTTTTGTTTCTGAAATTAATCCACTTATTGTATATCCATCCATATTAACATTTATAGACTTTTTAGCAATACCTTTTTGGCTAATATAAGTTCCTCCTGCGTCCAGATAAGGAACTAACATATATTCAACATTGCATCGGTTAGGTACTGTGTAATCAAAATAACTACCATTAGCCATTAATTGATAATCTAAA